GTTGTAGTGCCACAACCACACCTCCGTCTTAAAGCCGCCACAGCCCAAATGGGCGACAGCAATTGCTTTAAGATGCTACCCACCCCACCTATGTTGGGAGGCCAATTTTTCCCCCTCATCCCGGATTATGAGGAGACATCGTACTCAGACTATGAGTACTCAGACTACAAAAATCCTGCCTTGGCAACCAGCAAGGCAGGTTCACAGATGAGGAAGACCCAGGGTCCCTTCATCAACCCACGATTTGAGTGTCGGATGCTGGCTCGCCTCGTCGGTAAACCGTGCAGCCAGGACTTGATTCTTCGCTGTGGCGGACGAGGTGATGGCTCCGCCTTCACTCCCCCACCCCATCTCACACAATTGGAAAGGATTGCTTACCCTTTTCGAGACACCACCCCAACCATCATCGGCGGTTCTGGTGATTGTTGGAAGCAAATTATGCCTTTGGACGACCACCCGGAGACCTCAATGACCATGGCCAACTTCCTCATTAAGTTGCGGGCTTATGTTGACAAACATTACCCAGAGCAGGACATGTTCAGAGAGTCATTCCTAATGCAATTTGTTCGCATAACCAGGCAGGACGACAACGACTATCACTTAGCGGACATTTGGCGCAGTTTCGATGACCCATTCCCTTTCGGCCTACCAGAGTGGTTTACTGCTCGAGATTTGCTAGAAGGAGAGTGGGAATTAGAGCGCGAAATTGGTCTCGGCGGTACTCGCACGGCCCTAGCAACATTAAAGGGCACCATCCACGCTGACGCGGTCATGCAAGAAATAGTGAACCCCATCATGGCCAGATTAGATGATGAAAAAAATCTGGGTTATCTAGACGTTCCATTGGCACTCACTGAATTACTTGAGGGCCAAGGCGTGAATGTGACAAGTCAGGGGACCGTGGCGCATGCTCATGCTGCACACAAAACCATGGAAACAAATGCGTACCGCAACGTTTACCCATCCTACTTAAGCAAGGATAGCGTTGCGGTGTTCTTCACTAAGGAAAGCAAATTCAAGGCCTTGAGCAAACTGCATAACAACTTCAAATCCTACCATAATGTCGTTCTAGACCACAAGGATTGGAGTCGTTACGGACCATGTCAGTTGCCAACGGTGTTAACAGAGTCCGCGATCCTCCTCTGGGATGTTGGGCAATATTTGACGCCGGTGAACATAGCTGCCATTTTTGCCAAGTATCCCTCCGTTCAACGTGTTTACTCGGCTTTTGTTTACGCGCCAGAAAGCTCACAGGGACTCAGCAGCATATACCCGGAGTATTACCAACTCCAGTATGAGGGCGACCAGGTGATCTACAAGATGGAAGGCACTGACCAGGGTTCGTATGAACAACCCAGGGACTGCGACTGGCTATTCGAGGCGAGAAACATTACCGTGATCACCCCCCACCAGGAGTTTCTCTTACACCATGAGCCCCTCCATTCCAGCCTAACGCACCACTTAGCAGTCACTTCGCGCCAAGCTGTTGAGGTATCGCGAAAAACTTGGACATGTGACTCCCGCGATTTGATGCATATCCCACAACCATGGCTGAACAAGCGAACCTCTTGCCCAGAGGCCGGTGAGCAGCTTGTACCTAGAGAGTTGTACAACAACTTGTACTGGTACTACGCCGCTAGCAATGTCAACAAGCGTTCAGCCCAGGATGTCTCTCTCAAGATTCGTAATCTTAGAGCGTCGCCTAAGTATATGCACATTCGTCCTGAGGTCTGGAGACTTCTCCTGGAGAGCGTGATTGCAGTCGGCATAGTGAACGCGGACGTGCCATTGGGGAACGAGTTCGATAGCGGGATAGCGGCGTGCATTTGGCGCTACATTCTCACCACCGTACAAAGTTGCAACCTTCCCAGTCCTTGGGCGATCGCCTACAGACTCGCTTCCACTGTCTTGCCCGCCCTGTTTGGCCTCCCATGGAAGCTGATCAGCTCAGCCATGTCAGTTTATGAAGTAGCCAATGCGAGCAATTGGACTGACTTGGGCGTCACTCTTGGCAAGACAGCATTCTATTTGCTGGCACCCGCCCCTGTTGTTGCCACCTTCACAGCTGTCGTTGGAGTAGCTTACGCCGCAGCTTACGCCACTAGGTTTCTGGAGAGACGTGAGTTAAAGCTGCAGAGTCAAGTGCTAATGCCCCGGTTCCAACTGACGTATCGCGCGCGTGACATAAAGGTGCATTTTGACCCTGCTGATAACGTCAATCCTTTCATCATCACTGACTGTCCAATCAACATGTCTTTTTTCATGTTCAAGCGATGTGAAGAGTGCGGCCGCACTAGCCCCAAGCGCGTTTGTGACAGTTGCCAGGTTTGTCCTACACATTCCATTCAGCAGCTGGACCGTGAGCGAGGGAGACAGTGGGATTGTTGTGTGGCCATAGCAGAGGGCGAGGCGATCGAGGCGGAATTCCAACGATCAAATGCAAAGCGAGCCGAAGTGGAAGCTTTAGCCCGACCAGATCACACAGGAAGACCCAGAGGTGAGGTGCGGCAGAGGTTGACTCCAGCTTGTGTACCTCATGAGCCCCCAGCACGCAGATTCACCCACGCCGGCAACTCAGCCTTCTCAATCGGATCTTCCACCAGCAGTGAGGCCAGTGTCCGACGTTGGGCCAGGGCGGTTGTTCCAGGTCCACCTGATGATTCGAGTGATTGCACCTCAGCGGCTCCAGACAGCGAGATTGAGGTGGCGCATCACGAGAACCCTCCACCAGCCTCAGACCATAGCATCGCTGTTAGAGGATTTCGGGGCTTGGGCCACACCGGCACCCTAGATCACCCCCTTTGCAACTGCAGGGAACACGATGAGGAGCAGGATTGGCCAGGTAGGGTTTGGAAGCGTTGCGTGGGTAACCATTACCATTGGGAGGCCACTGGAAATTCAAGGTGCCACCAGTGCCAGGCCGATCCCGTTGTTGCACAACTCCATCAGAATACCGTGCAGTTGGACCAAAGATGCTATATCCATGAGTGCACTCTGATTAAGGAACACCTAGTTCACAGCGCTAAGCACATGAACTATGTGATTAACCGCGGCAACACTCAGGTGGGAGCCACCCCAAACACTTGCTTGGTTAACGCCATAGCTAAGGCCACCGGATTACAGACTTCCTTAGTTTGGTCAACAATTTGTGCAGTCCTCCCTCAGACAGCCACAGTGGACCTATTGCCAGCGCCTGGTTTGGATGAACGCTCATTACATGCAGCTGGTATTCTTCTTGGTTTTGGAGCACATCTCAAGACGAACTTGCCGGGTGTACCAAAGTACGCTGGAGTCAAGATTGGGGAGCAGTACACCTTCACTTTGACCAAGGAAAATGGGACTCCACACTGGGAGTTTACTGGCGCTGCACCTGTCAAATTGCAAACTTTGTCAGAGGATAGACCCGCCCCAAACGCACTCCTTGACCGGTTCCTTGCGGAGTTGGACGGCTTTCTGAGCGAACATGACGAACCAGTCCTTGGTAACTGGCAGGACATTAGCATCGACAAGGCCACTTGCAAGCAGTTGGTTCGTGAGTTCAAAAATGACACCTTTGGCACAATCAAGCGTCTGGAGGGCAAGCGTTACGAGGCCAACTTTACTCAGACTATGGATGCCATTCACGAGCATTCCTCTCCCAGAGTTGTCCGCATGCGCGGCATCACAGGCTGCGCCGGCTGTGGTAAGTCAGCACCTTTAAAGGAATTTCTTAAGGTGAATCAGTCTTGGCAATCATGCAAAGGAATTTGGTTAATGTCAGCACCTAGACAGTTGATTCGTCAGGATTGGGCAGATGACCTAGCATTGGGCCGAGGTGGTTACGCACTAAACACCTTTGAACAGGCACTCACACGCACAGCTAGAGTTCTCATCATTGATGAGTTGTCATTGTTCCCGCCAGGCTACGTGGACTTGTTTTGCATCCTTAAACCAAGCATTTCACATGTGATTCTTTTGGGGGACACAGTACAGAGTAGGTTCAATAACCCGAATGCTGACAGCTGCTTGAATGAGGCAACCAATGAGGCTGAACGCTGTTTCTCTCGTTTGGGAGGTGATTACTGTTTTTGGACGCACCGATCTCCACAGATCATTGCCAAAGCTTATGGAATTCCAACCACTAGTCCAGTTCCAGGCCGCGTTTCTCGCACCACGCAAGTGGATAGTCGCTACCCAATCATTGCCGCAACCAATGGCGAGACTGGCAACTTAAATTTCCAGGGTAACAACGCAAGAAATGTTGGCGGTTCTCAGGGAGCAACTTATCACACTGCTCAGATTATGGTGACTTCCACAATGCTCCAACAGCAGACGGCTGGCGACTTTTATAGCGCTGTCGGCAGGGTGACGCATCACTTGATCCTTGTTGAATCACTCGGTCCAGGCTACACCAGCCTTTTGAACACGCGTGCTGATGTTAAGGCTGTCATGGGTCTGACTGGTCCAATCGATTTCCTAGCTTTGTTCAACAGACAGTTGGCCGCCTTCAACATCGTCCGAATGGATCCCACAAAGTTTGCCAATACCCAGGCCAAGAGACTCGCTAAGCATAATAGGATTGGCAAAGCCAAAAGGTTGCAGCGCGCCGCGTCCACCCGGTCAAGCATCACCCGCGCTAACGGTCAAAACACTTCAGAGCCTTGCTGGAAGGATCGAGCCCCACCGACCCTCGAGGTTCTGCTTAATGGTGAAACCTACGTGATGGAGCCCAGTTACCACTCGTTGGAGACAACGGAGCCAAGAGCCATTGAGCGCACACACTTACCCCGAGCTGACCCTGCTAGGATTCTTGATCAGGCCTTGGATGGTTTGACTTATCGAGAGCAACGAGAGGTGCTGACTGATGCGGGCATGACAAGCTGCTTTCCAGAGCGTCACAATCCGTCCGGCATGCCCACAGAGCAACTCTTCCCAAATCAGCGTGGCACTGACCCGATTCTTTTCCCGGTAACCATTAAGAAGCGTTTATCTCCTGGCACTGTTGATGACAATTTGGAGGACTTGCGTAGCTCAGACTGGAAAGCTCAGATATTGTTCGATCACCTGGCCGACTACTTGAACTTTCCAAAGTTCCCTGAGAGGCTCGACACCGAGTTGTTTGAGCGATGCATCTTCGAGACGGAGTTTCGCAAGTTGACCACCAAGACGCAGCAAACGCTCCTTAACAACGTCAAGCGCGGTGATCCATTTTGGAAGATCAACTTCGTGGATCATTTTGTTAAGTCACAGCTCAAAGCCAAGTTGGAGACTCTCGGAAAGCCCGCTAAGGCAGGACAGAGCCTGGCCACTTGTCAAGATGCCGTTATACTGTTGTTCGGTCCCATGGTTCGCTATCTGCGTTGCAAAGTCATGCACAAGTTCCCAGCTGAGTTGTATTGCAACTGCGAAAAGACTGCGGACGACTTCGACGCATGGGCTCGTGAACATTGGGAGGATCGAGAGAGCACTGAGAGTGACTTGGAGAACTTTGATTCAACCCAGCGTGGCGACAGTCTAGGCATCGAGCTAAAGCTAATGTATCAGTTCGGCTTGAATCGAGCTCACATAGCATTATTCGATCAATTCATGGATGACTGTCGTAGTTTACCAGAACTTTATTTATTCTGGAAGACTCACATAATTTCATCAGTTATCGGATTGAAGCAGACTGGCCGCGACACTGGAGAGCCTGGAACTTATGACTTCAACACGTACTACAACCTCGCTCTCACAATCTTGATGTACAATTTGCCAAGAGGAGTGCCGTTGGCCGTCGGAGGTGATGATATGAGTGCCAATCGCAGACTAGTTCTCTCACCACTTTGGCTTAAGATCCGCTCTAAGTTCCTGACGGTCGCTAAGGTTGAGTACACCATGAGACCCAGCTTTTGCGGTTATTACGTCACTTCTCATGGTGCTTATCGCAACCCTAGATTGCTAGCCCTAAAGACAATGTACCACATGGACCAGGGCACTCAGCACTTGGTGGACTTGTCCTACGCCGGAGAGGCTTACAGCGCGTATCGTCTAGGGGACAAGTTGATTGAGCTTTGTTCGTGGACCGAGTTGGAGTGCTTGGGCTGGTTGGTGGAGTACTATCACCAGACTTACAGCTGGGCTCAGTCAATTTTTGGCTCTGACGTGGATCCCCGAGATCTAGCTCAGGTTCTCTTGGCAACAGGAGAGCAGTTACAGCAGTGGCAGATCGACTCAGTGGATTTTTCGAAGGGACAGCGCCGGGCATTGGGCAGAGTGTTCAGATTTCAGACTTCAGTGCTTAAGGTTTTAGGTTGTGAGGACTTTTCACAAGTTAGGGAGCGTTATTTGGATGTTTAACAAAATTGCTTATTTCTTTCATAGGTTTGGTAAATTTAAGGGGGTTTAAAGTTAAATGTTAATTGGTTTTTTTGATTAGTTTATTTATGTTTAGTATTTTGATTGAAAACGGAGATATTAGCAGACATGACCAACCAGCAACAGCAGCAGGATTCATCGATCGTGGCCTCGTCTGCTCCCCAAGTCCAGGCGAGCCAGCAGAGCACCCACTCAGTCTCCTCACAGTTGCTGGGACAAACATTCAACCCGTTGCAGAGACGTTTCAACCTGCACCTGGCTTCAGTCAATTACCTCGCGCCAACCGCGGCCATCGCCGACCCCATTATCAATCTTCAGGGCGATCCCCTGTCAGAGCAGCGCATCAAGGAGTTTATCAGGTTCCTCCCAGTAGTTCACTGGAAGAGCTTATCCGTGGAGTTGATTCCGACTCAGGATGCGTCGATCACCCTTTTGTCTGGCCGAGTGGCATGGATCCCGAGTGTGGAGGCTTATCCCTCCAGTTGGAAGGAAATGAGTGCTTTCCCAACCGTCCGCAACATCGTCATGGGACCCCGCCATCGCTCCGGTTTCGTGGAGCCGTTGACATTGGAGGCCGATTGGACGTACGGCAATCAGAGACAGATCAAACCGATCCCTTTGATAGGCGGCGCCCCGAAGTTCAGTATGCGCTGCCGCCTTATGCCACTTCGAGTGCGTGGGGAGGACGGCCAGTTTGTGAACCTCCCACTGGACAACAACGCGAGGTGTTACAACCTGTATATGGTCGGCGAGGTCCTGGCTTCTTTGTGAGGGTTTGCAGTTTTGTGGGTCTGTGCGCTGGCATGCGTAGGGCTCGTGGTAGGGTTTAGTAGTGCTGTTTTGCTTCC